CGTGGCCAAACTATCCACAACCGTATATAGGTGATCCACCGAATTGGATGGAGTGGAACAAGATTTACTGTGGAACGATAGCCACAACACAGTGCGGCAACGAAAACAAAATCTATTAGTCCGAATAATGGACAAACCACACCCGTGACGGAGGATTTCCGTCGAGGAGCATGAATGTCAAAACCAACCGTAGACCCCTGGTTACTAGATTCAGAAGGTAACCCGGACCCATTCGCCGGAACCGTAGATTTCGGCATGACCAGCGAAGACGAAGTTGATCCCGATCTTAGCTTGGAAACACATACCGGACTCGACCCGCAGATCATCACCGGCCCTCCGGCCCCGAGCGACGATGAAGTTCCGGTCGTAGTAGCGCCAGTAGTTCCGGTTGAGCCACCTCCCGAGCCCGAGGGCCCCGAGGTATTCGACGTGGGCGAAGGTGCTACAATCACCCGAACTAGGGAGAAGGGTCAGTGGAAGGCCGTGCTCGATCCCGGAACCGGCGCAAATCCGGAAGTCTTTTGGGGTAAGAACAAGGACGAGCTATTAGTCAACGCCCTGAAGGGCAAGCTCGAAGCGACCAAAAAGATTCGGGAGTTGAACAAGAAGGTCAAACTGACCGCCGCCGCTCCGCAGAGACCGGTGCAACAGACCCCACAACCCGCTGTCCGAAATCTGACAGCGGACGAAACCTTCGAGATCACCACCTTATGGGCCACAGACCCCGCCGCCGCGCTCGATGCACTTATCAAAAAGCGGACAAATCTCACTCTCGAAGAGTTGGTTGGTAAAGCCCAGAAGGGTGATAAAGCCAACCTGAGTCTGGAAACTGAAGCAGTCACCCGATCCTTCGTTGAAAGGAATCCGGACTATTACATTGACCCCAGAAACGCAGACGCGCTGCTGAAGTGGTTAGCAAAATTCAAACTCGGCAAGAATGTTACCGAAGCCAACTCTGATGATATCTTTACGGAACTCTGGCAAACTGGTAACTACACTGTCGATACTCTTGAGGAAGCGTTTCAGGACCTGACTGACGATGGTTTGTTGGTCAAGCCGAGACTTCCCAAAACACCTCCGCCGGTAGAGGTTCCATCAGTACCACCGGCACCTCAACCTGCGCCAGCGACTACGACTCCACGGATTGTGAAGACGGAGACGCGCCCGCGAGCGGCACTAGGAATTCAGGCAAGCGATATAACACCTGTCGCAGCGCCTACAACTCCGACTGCGCCCACAGACGAGGACTTAGAAAATCTCTCTGACGATCAAATCAAGGCATTGCTTGGTGGAGTTCGCAGAGCGAGGATCGCGGCCCGGCGCTCTTAAATAACAAACAAAGGGGATAACTAATGAGTTATTCTCCAGCATCAATTGTGACTTCGGGCGCTCTGCCGAACCTTGTGGCTATCCACTATGAGCGCGAGGCCGTTCCTAACCTGAAGGCGCAAACTCCCTTCCTCTCCATGACGAAGCAGCGTCCGCTGCCGCTCCGTCAAGGTAACCAGATTCAGTATTGTTGTATTTAGTGCTGAATTCAAATCTAGCTAAATCGGTGGAACTCTTTTGACTTTTTCTACTAGGTGTGGTAGAATGATATTGAAGTCAAATAAAGACAATACCGAGCAAAGACCCTATGAGAGAAAGAACCAAAGCCTACGCAGCCGGTTTGATGGATGCCGAGGGCTGCTTTTCAATCTACAAGCCAACGCCTAAAGACGGAAAAGCGACCCCTTATCAGCCTCGAATCGTCCTAAGTAGTGTGGACATATCATTGATTAAATGGTTGGTATCCACGTTCGGCGGTTTCTTCACCAAGCATACTCCCAAGAAGGGGCAGGTTTGGTACCAATGGAATATCAATGGACGAAGCGCCGCGCCGAAATTCCTCTCCTACATTCTTCCGTACTTGCGAATCAAAAAGGAAGAAGCTCTTGTTCTGCAAGAGTTTTATGACCTTGGAGATCAACAAAACCCCCTTAAACGGGGGGAATTGATGAACAAGATACGTGGGATGAAAAATAGGGAATGCCTAACGACTGACACGCTAGACGGTAATGTTGAAGACAAATTAACTCACGCATACGCAGCCGGTATTATGGATGGCGAAGGTTGCATATCAGCAGCTTTCTCTCCCAATGAAAAACCGATGCTGCACCTCAGAATGGGAAACAACTTTCGTCCTTTGGTCCAATTGTTCGTGAAGCTCTACGGCGGCTGGGTTCACACCCAGGAAGCCAAGGGCAACACCCAAGAATTTTATACTTGGGAAGTCACTATGCAAGGACTTAGAGAGCATTTCCTACTTCAGATTTTGCCTTATCTGAGAACGAAGAGACCACAAGCCAAGATTGCTTTGGAACTGGTTCGTCTTCCAAAAACTCCGAATCGGCAACTTCGCAAGAAATTGTGTGATGCAATTCGTCTCCTCAATATAAAACCGAAGATACAGTCTGTTCTCGTGGGTGACCACGAGAGCGCCCCGGTAGAGATACCGACGGCCTAAACAACAAGTCTACACCTACGCTCTTCTTGCTGCAAATTTGAATCAATCAGCGGAAGGCACAGTGGGCTCTCCTATCAGTGAGTCCAGCACCAAGATTGTCGCAACCATTGGCCAGTACGCGGACTTCATTAACTCGTCCGATTTGGCTCTTGACGTTGCAATCGACGACCCTGGTTTACTCCAGAATCTGGCCAACGAACTGAACTACCGGCTAGCCCTAACCCTCAACTCCCTTGTCCAAATTACAGCGGACTCGGCAGTTGCGGTGGACTCGCTGGTCAACATCCAACTGGCCAACGGCTCGTACCTCACCGCGAACAACCTTCGCTCTGCTGTACAGTCATTGGTATCGGTCAACGCACGGCCTCTCGTGAACAACAAATTCGGTGGAGTTATCCACCCGAACGTTGTCCGCGACATCTTGAACGACACGTCTTTCAATGGTCTAACCGACATTGTAAAGCGTGATCCTGAGATGGCGAAGATGCTGTTTGAACTCCCGAAAAATGATGATGTTATCAGTTTTGCCGGGGTCACGTTCAAGCAGACGAGCACTGCGCCGACGGTGACGATTTTAATTGGTCGTCAATAAACTCTCTTTGATTAAATCGAACGTCTCGAAGGAGACAACGAACTGCAAGCAGACGAAAGTCGGGCAGCAGAAGAGACTAAGCAAGAGAGACGACGCGAGTCGTATGCAATAGTCCGGCCTGCATGGCGACATGCAGAGGTTAGCAGAAATGACTAACCCCACTTAATAAGTGGTAACAACGCGCTCGGGCAACACTTATTACAACACTTATATCTTCGGAGATGATGCTATCTTCTCCGTCTTTCTGGGAAAGAACCCAGAGGATGGTTCGAAGAACTATAAGCTGTTCATTCAAAGTGCCCCGGAACAGGGAAGCGTAAGTGACCCAGCACGTCAACTTTAGGCGTCACTAAGGCGAAATCCTTAGATGAAAATTCTATCTAATTGACTTGGAAGCTGAGAAGCCAACAGGGCGGAACCCGAAAGGGACCGTGAGAGACTAAACGATAGAACACCCCTCGGGGTGATGCGATAGTCCGGTCTCATACGAAATGAAGTATGAGAGGTACGCAGAAATGACGTATCCCGTCTATTTTAGACGAGTAACATTTCGCAAATCGGAGGTTGGGTCTCCTACAACGTACGTTACACAAACACTTTGCGCCCGGGCAGCACAATGACGCTAAGACGTTTGCAATCAGAGACATCCAGCTCGTAGGATTCTTTGAAAAATAATTTCGAAATTTCTCCCACAAAGCCACGAAACTGTGGTATAATGGTTCTTGAGTTTCGAAATTCAAATCGGGAAGGGCGGTACCTCACTACCGCCCAACTCGACTCATGTGAGGATGAGAGAATATGTATTACATTTATTTGGTGACAAACAAAGTCAACGGAAAGATTTATGTTGGCCAAACCGGACTGACCGTAGAGGAACGCTTTAAAAGCCATATCTGGTCGCGGAACAAGGACGATCATTTCCACGCAGCGATCCGGAAGTATGGGGAGGACGCTTTCGTCGTCCAAGAGTTGGGGAGGTTCGAATCCCTTGAAGAAACCAACAACGCAGAATCTTTGTGGATAATCTCCCTCCGATCCTACGACAATAAAATTGGCTATAACACGAAATTTGGCGGCGAAAACGGGGGAACGCCCACCGAAGAAACCAGAGCAAAAATCGGATTAGCAAGCAGTCAAAGAACCCATACTGCTGAAACCCGAGAAAAGATGCGCAATTCCCACCTCAAACGCCAAGGCAAAACTACTTCCCACGAGGGGGTGGGGGCTTTTAAGGGCCGTTTTCGATCAAGAATTAAGGTTCACGGAAAAGAAATTTCTTTGGGGCAACATGACACTATTGAGGAAGCAATTGAGTTTCGAAGAAAGAGTTTAGAGCGACTGAACGAAATTGGATTAGAGGGCTTCATGGGAGAACTAGAAATCTTCCGTAAAGAAGTGAATAAGAAAAGAATCGAAGCCCGTCCCCACAGAGGGCCCTTGTCTGATGCAGAGAAGGAACAGATCAGTATCCGGACCAAGAAGCGTTGGGCCAAGAATTTCAATTGGATGGATGCTCAGTTTTCGTCGCCTTTTATAGACGCCCAACTCAAGGAGGCCGCGAATGCCAGCGAATCAACCACTTGACTGTACAGTCGAGAACGACGAACTCGTCATTCGAATCGGAATTGATGTCCTCGCGTTCGCCTTTGATGAAAGCGATGGGAATAATCCTTGGAGTGACGAACTGTCCGATTTCGAAAGATTGTCTCAAATCGAAAATCCGCTCCAGTTTGCAAAGGATGTTGCGTGCGAACTAGAGGACGAGCGCGAAGATGGATCGACAATTCTGACCGATCTATTGGATAAAGCGTGTGAGCAAGCCGCAGAAAACGGCAGTCTCGGATTGGGGGGATCATGAGCCGCACGGTCAAGGAATTACGTGAGTTTTTAGAAAACATTCCAGACTCAGAGGAAATTTCTTTTTGGGGAGATGGTATTACTTTTTATCATGAGAGTGACGGAGAGTTTGGAAACAAACCTGGCTCTTGTATCGTTACGGCCCAGTTTCAGCATTCAGAGTATGAAGATGAAAAGTACTGAAATCGACATCCGCCGCCTACCCCCCGTCACCATCGTTGACCTCTACACGAAGGACGGCAAGCACGTCAAGAGCACGATGTCTACGCCGGACGGAACGGTTTTGTACGAAGACGGTCGGCAACCGAGCAAGGATGTCGGTCCTTTTATTTCGACTCCCAAGTTGCCTTGGCGGGATTTTTCTGAAGATTGGGGGAAAAATTGAAACACCACACCTACACCCCCTGTCTCTGCGAAGAATGCTACGGATCGCCGACAGCCAAGTGCATGTACTGCCACAAACCGAAGTCGGAGCATTCAAAGCCTGAATGAGTTTTGCAGACGGTTGTAACTATTTCTCCGGGTTTCTAGATTACTTCAAACACTGTTGGAACGATTACTGGGAACGAAAGAAAGCAGAGGAGAAGCCAATGGCAATATCGCCAGCGTCAGTAACCACCGGTATGCCCAACACGACTGCGACGTTTTACGGAGCCAAGAAACCCAAGAAGAAAGTGAAGAAGGTTCCCAAGAAGAAATAGGAGGCATCATGATCCAGTTCGTGACGTCAACTTTTATCGTGCTGGCCATAGCGGTTTGCTTCATATTCTTCTTCTGGTTGCTCTGTGTAGTTGTGGATAGGTTCGAGGAGTGGTCTCGGGAGTACTTCGCTTCTCAGAAACCTCCGGTCGATCCCAAGTACGACCCGCATTGGAAGACGAAGGGACAGTCCGAATAATGGACAGATTCAACCCATTCCGCTTACCCAAGACCAATCGCCCCGTCGCCGCAGTCAAGGGTATTACCGCTTGGTTCCGGCCTACGATTAAACCTTGGTCTACCAGACCAGAGGATTGGGCAATCATCAAGCTGTCCGGCGACCGAACCGGGTACGTCAAGACATCGGATTTGCGTTTTGCCTGAAGTTGTGGTACAATGGTTTTAGTGGATTGCGGGTTTCACCGAGTCGTTCATGGCCCGCAGTCTTGGACGCTGCGAAGAGAACAAAGAACGATGTAACAACCGCCCAGAGCGTGATTATGCAATCCACAAAGTTCGCTCGAAAGAGCATCGAAGGTGAGGGCCACGGCCCTAGAAATAGGAACTGTTGGGTAAGTACTGGATGGGACAGCTTCCAACAGCCCGTGGCCTGATTCCCAAATCAAACGGAGACTCATGATCGGTTTAGCCTACAACGCGAATTTCTACCAGTCGGAAGTCCGGCGCTTAACCGCCGCACTGACCGAGAGCGTGGATTTGGCCCAACGGGCCTCACTGCAACATCAACTAGCTTCAGCCCGGGTTCATCTGGCCGGTCTGAGTAAGTAAATCACACGAGGAGAAAAACGATGGCAGCAAAGCATCCGGGGTTTGCATCCGTAAAAAAGTCGATCCAAAAGGAAGGGTATAGCGCCAAGTCAGCCGGGGCCGTACTTGCAAGTTCTACACGCAAAGCGAGCGCCTCTGCCAAAGCGAAGAACCCAAAGCTAAAGAAAGTCAAGGGCTAAGTTCGTGGAAACCAACGTGCATCTTCATCACAGCGATCAGGTGCATAAAGCTGTCTACGACGACGCAACAAAACTGTTGAAGCTGACTCTGAATGGTGGAACTTACGGCTATCAGAGAGTTCCTCCAGAAAAGGTGCGAGGATTGTCCAAAGCTCAAAGCCACGGGCAGTACTTCCACGACAACATAAAGGGTCAGCACAACTTCTACAAGATTCCGTAAGCTCGGGTCGGCCTTTTCCCCTTTCTGCCGACCTACCGGAGCCGGGTTCCTCCTCATACACCTCCCCCCGGCTCCGGAGACATTGGTGGATAAGCCTCTTAACAATGCTCAAATCATCCACCGTTCCTTTGTCCTTTTGGACACCAAGCAGGTCGAGTTCGACGACGAGTCGAATCTCCGATTTACTAGACCTAAATTAGTGATGAGATTACTTCGGTTGGTTATGCGATAGAAATTCTTCTCGACAGGCGATCCCTTAGAGAATGAGTCTTGAAACACGACCGGTCAAAACTGAAGTAACAATCTGAAGCGGACCCGACCTGCATCTTTTCCCACCACAATCTGTCCGAATAATGGACTAAGGAAATCATGGCACTTTCCACGAAAGACCCCTTTGAAGATAACGCCCGTCATTTGCGCGGGTTTCCAGATCACGTCCTTTTGGACATAGCTCGCAACGACGCCGCCCAAAAGCCATACCGTCTGCTCGCTGTCGAAATCCTACAAGTGCGTAAGTCCCCTCTGATTAAACACCCGGATATTCAGTTTCTGGTTTCCGAATTGGAAATCGAGTTGGACGGGATTGTGTTTGAGCATCCAGCGCCGGGCCCCGGGCCCCTGACGGCTTCTGTGACCACGGAGACTATGTTCGCTGACGGTCCTATTGTTTCTGAGACTCTCGGTGGTGAAGAGGGCGGCGCGGGAGAAGGAGTGGTCGGTACCCTAACCGAAACCTCTTCAGAGGAATCTGATGTTCAGAAAACCGACCCGCCAGTACCGCCCAAGCCCAAGCCAACACGATCTCGAAAGAAAAAGGATGTCGTTGATGCCCCCAAGCAGTGACCAAGTCGCGTTATTCGTCGTCCGGCACGGCCAGACGGTCCTCAATGCCGACGGCAGATTCAGGGGCAACGTCAATCCGGAACTCGATGCGACCGGCATAAAGCAAGCCGAGGCCCTCAAGAAATTCTTCGCCGATATCCCTCTTTGCGCGATCTTCTCCTCCGACAAACAACGAGCGACCAAAACCGCTGATATTCTGTCTCAAGGAACCGGTGTTCCTGTCCACACGTCTGCCAATCTCTGCGCTCTGGATGTGGGCAACTTGTCTGGTCAGAAGCGCAGCAAAGAAAACGTTGAACTCCTCCAAAGCTACCTGAAGAACCCCGACTGCCCGATTCCGGCGGGAGAATCCCTGAACCAATTCCGTCAGCGCGTCGATCCCTGCATTCGGGAAGCAATCCACATATTTATGGAATGCGGCGTTCCGGCGATGATCGTGGCCCACAGTTCCGTTGTCCGCGAAGTCGGGCATCTCTTGATGGGCGATCAGAAGAAGGTCTTAGTTCAGCCCGGCGGCGTAATCGCTGTTTATCTACAAAATGGCCAACTCTCGGCTAAACCAATTCTCAAGCCCCTGGTAGTCAAATCCGAGGCTGATACAATCTCCTAATGGAAGAAACCCCGTATTTCGTCTACTTAATCACTTGTTTTATAAACGGGAAGTGGTATGTAGGAAAGACCGGATCGACCATCCAAAAACGATGGAAAAAGCACAAAGAGGCTGCGCGGGAAGGTAAGAAAAAGTACCCTCTTTATCATGCCATGCGTAAATACGGAATAGAAAACTTCGAAGTTCAAACCTTGGCTGTTATTGAAACTAACGAAGAAGCATCAAATCTGGAAACAATTTGGATTGTTCTGTTAGATTCTGTCAATCGCAAGTTTGGATACAATCTAACTCTTGGGGGAGAGGGAGTTCGAGGTCTAAAATTATCAGAAGAGCATTGCAAAAAGATCAGTTTAAGAAACACGGGTAAGACAGCTTGGAACAAAGGCAAGCCTTTAACCGAAGAGCACAAAAACGCGCTACGTGTTCCTAAATCTTCCCCTAGCAGAAAACCCGGGACAGAGATGAGAACCGATGTTCCAACATTAAAACTTATCAGACTGTATTCAGAAGGTCTGAGTTGTGCCTCGATAGCCTCTCTTTTTAATACTACCCGATCCACGGTTAGTTGGCGACTGAGAAAAGCAGGGGTTAAAATGAGGCCAGTAGGCCGAAAACAAACAAAACCAAAGGAATTAATATCATGAGTAACGCGAATACTGTGCTCGGTGGCTATGCTGGCTGGGGCACATTGAGAAACCAATTTCCAGTGCAGACGGTCGCCACAGCCACCGAAACGGCTCTGGTGGTTAATACTGATACTGGCACGGCAACAGCCCTCGTAACTGTCCCAACAGGCGGACAGATTTACGGGGCTAGCACTGCTTTCGACGCAAACGCAAACCCCGCGATTACTCGCCGGTCCGGTCGTGAATACGGAAATCCGTCGGGCGTCTCGAACGATCAGTTCTCTTCGAACTCCTTCAACGCCCTGGCGTTTAAGGTCCGGTTGTCCGGATACGCGAGTCTCGGGGCGACACAAACCGCGATTATCTATCTGTACAACGGCGCGGCAACCGTGGTTGGGACTTCTGGAAATCGTATCGCTCTGACGGGAGCGGCGTATCCTGGCGGTGGAACCTCGACAACTCCAAGCAACTTCTTGCTTGAGTTCACTGGTTTGTGGGACCCGACTTCGGAGATTCTGTCCGGATGGTACACGGCTAACATCGCCAACGGCAGTACTTCGCAGTTCACAACTACGACCGTTATCACCAACGTTCAAACAAGTGTTACCGCCGCCGGGTTGACTTTCTGCGCGGGATTGAAGCTAGCCAATACGACTTCCTCAACGATTCAGCTTCGGGAATTTGTCATAGAAGAGGTCTAAGGAGGAGCCAACATGGCAAATACAAACAGTGTAGCTGGTTACGCAGGCTCTGGGTCGGGACGTAATTTGTTCCCGACTCAGACCGTATCCACAACTACAGAGACCGCTCTGGTAGTCGGAACCGATACAGGGACCACGACTGCTTTCGTCGTAGCCCCTACCAGCGGTTCCATCTCCGGCGCTAACGCGAAGCTGAACCCCAACGCGAACGCTTCCATAATCGGGCGTTCTTATCGGGAGTACGATCTTCCTTCGGGAGAATCGAACGACCAGTTCTCGTCCGATTCTTGGAATGCCAGACCGTTCAAGGTTCGAATTTCCGGAATTGGGAATGCTGCCGCACAACTTGCTGCCCCGGTAAATGCAACGTTTTCCACCGCGACTACGGGGGGAACCCTGACCGATTTGACCACATATTACTACCGTGTGGCAGCGGTCAATGCTCAAGGTGGAACATCTCTGGCCTCCACAGAGACCAGTTTGGAAACCGGAAACTCCGGGGCCAATACCAATACGCTTACCGTAAAATGGGCGGCGGTTACTGGAGCGACTAGTTACAAGGTGTATGGTCGCACCACGGGTGGAGAACTGTTTATGGCAACAGTTGCTGCCCCAACGTTGCAGTTCGTGGACACTGGGTCCATCACCCCGTCGGGGGCCCTTCCAACATCCGCAACTTCAAACGTTACGTTCAATCTGTATCAGGGAATATCGTCCACTCTAGGAAGTGACACAGTGATCGGCGGAATTGCTGCCACCGCAATTGCTACTTCGGGCGGAGCCTTCAACTTCCTAATAGAGGCGGAGCTTCTCTGGGACCCGACATCGAAAATTCTGTCCGGGTTCTATCTGTCAAACATTGGGTATGGGTCGTCTTCCTCCTTTACAACCACGACTGTGGTTACGAATGTGGTAACGACTGTTGCTCCCGCTTCCCTATCGTTCCTAGCCTCTGTGATCTTTGGATTTGCTTCCTCGGCCAATTCTGTCGCAGTTCGGGAATTCGTTTTGGAGAAAGTGTAAACAAGTCTTGTCCGAATAATGGACTAAGGATGTGAAATGGCAATTCAAGTTGCAGCAGGACGTACCTTTTGGTACAACGTGATCGGCCACGTGATCGCTGTGGTTGTTAAGAATCCGGAAACCGGTGAGATATCTCTCGAACGGGATATAGCTGTCAACGCGGATTCTTTCGATGATAACGAGTTGGCGGAAGCCACGGTTAAGACCATCGAGCGGAAGTTGAACGAGGCGTTTCCTGATCCCAACAAGAGGGAGTCGGAAGCCAAGCTCTGGGTGCCAGAATGATCGTTGATGAGTTTGATATCATCGATTATGAAGCCGGGGCGGACAACGAGTTGCGGGGCAAGGAGTGCCAATCGTGTGCCAGGCTGCTCACGTATAAATTTTTCCCTAAGAACGAGTCGTACAAAGACGGGTATTCCCCGCAGTGTTACAAATGCCTCGAAGCTCCTCGGCTGAGTCTGAAGGAACATGCTGCTCGTCTTCGGGAGATGAACTACAATTCCGCAGGCACGCGCCGTCAACGGCACCCAGATCAGGATTTCCTCAGAGAGCGTCGGCCCGGTCGTCCGATGGAGTGTTCTGTATTCCTTCAGAAACTTCATCATATATACCCGGCTTTGTATATTACTCCTGGGGGAGTTACCATCAACGGAGCAATTGTTGACGTAGCTCTGTACGCTACCTCGGGAGTGGCTAAACCTGAATGGTCTGGAAACACCTTCAAATATCTCGGATACGCCACCCTCGGGATTATGCCCGAGTATTCCGAATACGAATTCAACGAGCGCGATGTTTTGATAAGAGCCACTCAGATAGGGTGGCGATCTATTTTGATTCGGTTCGTCGAAAACAACATCCTCACCGAAGAACAATGCAATCAAGAGTTCGGCCTCCCGTCCGGCGGCGCGAATTCTCTGTGGTACAAGAAACTTCAGCAACACCGCAGTTCAAAACTCTAATCAACCCGCTCGGGAGGATTTCCCGTAGGAGAATGAAATGACCCTCAAAGCCTTAAAACCACTTTCAAAAGAAGAGCCGGTTTCAGCACCGGTTGAAACCGCGCCGACCGCTGAAAATACCGGAATCGACACCAGCGCAAAGCCTCTTTCTTCAGAGCAGCTACTTGCAATCATCGTTTCCTTGCAGCAGGAAAATGCCAAAGCCAACGCGGCTCTGGCCAACGCTATTTTGGAAACTACCAAGCCCCGCGAAGTCCTCAAATCCGCCAAAGAACTAGCGAACGAGGCGAACGACGAACTCTTCAAGAAGAACGAAAAGGAGTATCGTCAGCGCGAACGCGCAGCCAACAAGTACAACCAAGACAATTGTGACCACGTAGCTGGCGGTAATCAACTGTCCGAGCAACGAGATATCGCAGGGCGCACGTCCATCGTGTGGCACCGCACAGACACCGGGGCGGATGTGGGAATCTGCACAAACTGCGGCAGACAGTTCCACCCCCTTGATAGCCCGGACGAGCAGGGACACAGTTACGTTTATTGGCGCAAGAAGCCGAGCTTCAACAAACTCTCGGCCTCGGGAAACCGGCAATTCGCCAATCCCAGCAAGGCAATGTCCGACGCCTATCTCCGCGACAGCTAATCCGTCCGAATAATGGACTTTGAGGGTTTATGACTAAACCGCTTACCTACGAGAAGTGGGTGACCAAGATTGTGGAAAACGTGGCCACCTACTTCGATTTTTCCGGATGGAGAATCACAGTTGAATCCCACAACGATGAAGACAAGGGATCGACATACGCCGAAGCCTCGATAAACTCGGCTTACCAGTTTGCGGTTGTTCACCTCTACAAACAGGCGTACAAAGAATTCAGCGAAGGCAAGACAGAGCTATTGGTCATGTCCATCGTTCACGAGCTTGTCCATGTATTTATAGACCCTTTTCATGCTTGGGCTGAACCCCACCTTTCTCAAATCACCACCCCGCAATTCATGAACATAGTAGAGCAGCAGACTCAGAAACTTACTATGGTGATCCTCAAGAACCTCCCAAAGTCCCTCATCCCACCCAGGTAAAATGGCCACCTCTACAATTCAGTTAGAACGAACGATTCAGCGGTCGTCGCAGTATGCCCGGTTGGAGCCCCTGATCTTCGCGGCAAACACGTACAACGACCCAGCGTTTTCAAACGCCGATTGGGTCATGCAGACAATCCTCGCGCCTCCGTTTGCGTGGAGGTGGAACCGTACCGTCGAGGGCTCCCCTTCTGCTCCCGCGTTTGCGACAGTGATTGGACAATCGGACTACATAGTAAACCTCCCCACTTTTGGGTGGTTGGAGAAAGCAACCGCCTATAACCCTAGCAGCGGGTACGATGCTCGGGAGCTTCAGGTGTCGTTGTTGCTGGCTGAAGACACGCTTCCTAACCAGACGGCCAGAATCGCCGCCCAAGGAGATGACGGAGAGGGAAACATCACCTTCCGGCTGTTTCCGGCTGCTGACGAAGTGTATAACGTTGTTCTGGAATTTCAGAATGCCGCACAATTGTTTACCAGCACTACTCAGACGTGGGAGCCGATCCCGGACTACTTGTCATATCTGTACAACGAAGGTATGGACGCTAAGACGTTTGAGTACCTCAGTGATCCCCGTTTTCAAACTTCATTGCAACTTTTCTTGACCAACCTAGCCTCCGCGTCCGAGGGCCTAACGGAATCACAGAAAAACATCTGGCTCTCTGATCGGTTGAATTCGATTCGTCAATCGAACTTAGTCGGATCGGGAAGAGGTTAATATGGCCACTGTGACTTCAGGCTTCCACCGGACAAATAACGTCGCCGCCCGAGCCTTTTACGGAACCAATCTTCAGGTTGTTCCCGGAGCTACGATCTATGTTACGTTGACATCGTCCGGTGCCGAAGCGACCATCTACTCCGATCCCGGCCTTAGTATAACCATTCCCGGAGCCTTGATTACGGCGGATCAGTGGGGCTGGTATGACTATTACATTCCACTCGATTACTCAGTCACTGAAACAATATCGGCTCCTTGGGGGCTTCTGGCTGTCGTCCCGAACATCGTCCAAAACAGCGGGTCTTCTCCAAATTTCGTTGTCAACGAAGTAGTACCCGGAAGTGGGACAGCCTTCACCTTGGTGAATAACCCAGTATCCGGATCAGTTGCTCTATACAACGGCGGCGCTAGGATTTGGCCTGGGGCTCCCCCGAAAGATTATACGATTTCCGGCCCGAACATCACCATGAATTATTCACTTTCAACGGGGGCGCTCCTTGCAGACTACCGTCACTAAAATTTCCGCGCTTCTTCTGTTGCTCTTTGTCTCCTTCGGAGTAAGAGCCCAAACAACTGTTAAAATTGTGAATGGGGGTACCGGAGCGTCTACGGCGAGCGCGGCCCTTGCTAACCTCGGCGCACAAGCCGCAATCACCCTAACTACGATAGGAACGTCCGGACCGGCCACTCTTTCTGGTGGTTTTCTTAACATTCCGCAATACCAATGCGCCCTGACTCTGACTACTACTGGCTCTAGTGGG